TTTTTATTTTTATAGGTTTTGATAATATTTTAGTATTATTTAATTTTGACCATCTATGTGTTCCATTTTTAGTTAAAGTTATTATCCACATATTTCCATCAATTCCTATTTTTTTAGTATCTATATTATAATTTGTTGCACTTTCATAAGGTGCTTGTCTAGTTTTAATTAATTTACTCATATTATAAATAATAAAAAATTTATTATGTATAAATAATTTCTATTTTAATCATAATGTCTGATATATTATTAAAAAATCAAAAATCAAATATTGAAAAAATAAGTATACCAAATATATTACATAATTTATATTATAATTTATATGTTTTACCTACTTCATTAGAAATAAAACAATATAATAAAAAACATAATACTGATTATCAATTAGAAAAATTAAAAGAAATAATATCTAATATAGAGTCAGATATACCTTTATTTGATATATCAACAAAAAATATTTATTTAATACCAGCTAATCAAGTATATTATTATGTAACAACAAAATATTATAGATTACCAAATAATAAAATATATATTTTATTAAAAAATGCACATGAAAACACAAAAATAGCAAAATTAAAAAATATATTAAATAAAAATATAAATTTTTTAGAGAATTATGATTTAAATATATTATATAATACGTATTTGCGAGTTATCTATGAAAATTCAAATCAAATCGGTAAAAATATTACATATTGTAGAAAATTAACATATTTACCATATATGTCAATGTCACCATATTATACACGATCAGAAATTATAAATATGTCATTAAATATGAAGTTAATAAAACCAGATATGACATATTATGATAATGAAAAATTAGATAATTTATGTTTAAATTTAACATCTAGTGATATTACAGGTGAAGTATTACTAAAACATCAAATTTATATAGAAAAAAATTTTGCACAACATATTATATATTATTATACATTTTATGGTTCACAATATTATAATAATTATTTGCGTCAAGATACAATATATGATCAATACGTAGATAATAATATTAAGCAATTATTTTCTTTAATAAAAAAATCACCAGCAATAAATACAACAAATGATCAATATGTATATAGATTTGTATCAAGTGATGATTATTTACAAAATGTACAAATTAAAGGAATATACAAGGAAGAAAGTTTTATTAGTACATCAAGAAATCCATTTTATGAACCAAAAAATCATGTATTTGGATACATATTATTAAAAATTAAAATACCTAAAAATAAGGAAGGAATTGGATTATGTTTAGAAACATATTCTTTATTTCCAAATGAACAAGAAATTTTATTAGCTCCAGGTAAATTAAAATTAATTTCAATAGATGATGATTTTACATATTATCATACAAATATAATTGCACAAAAAAATATTAAAAAAATATATGAATTTGAATATATAGAAAGTTTGGATGAAATTAAGATGAAAAAAAGATATGATTCATCGGAAAATATATTTGAAATGTCTACTAATTTTTCACTTATTAGCACAGATCCATATGAAAAAGTAATAGAATTTTATAGAAGTATACCAATTATTAATGATATGCATTATTTTAAATGGGATAAATATATGTTTCAAGTATTTTATTTGGATAAAGTTGCAGCGTATTATAAATATTATTTTTTATTAAAAGAAGATAAAACTGAAAATAAAATAGAAGATATAATATTTTTAGTATTACAAGATAAAAATACACAAGAAATTAATCTTTTGATTGAAATAAGTAATGTAATAAGTGTAAATTATATTCATAAGTATACAGGTGCGAATAGTATTAAGGATGATGAATTAATACATATTCTTTCCTATTTATCATCTTTATTTGAGATTAGTACATGTATTATACATCCAAATTATAAAAAATATACAAATAATATTTCGTCAAATCTAACTATTCCCAAAATTGATATTGATGAATATAATGATGAACATGAATTAATGAAATTTTCAGCTGATATTACTACGTATAATAGTGATGTATGGAATTATTTAAAAAATAAAGAAAAAGTACGATTCAAAAATATAGATGGAATTATAAATAAAATGAATATATCCACTAGTGATCGATTTAAGCGTTTATCACCAGAAACTATATTAAAGATTCAAGATACTGATATTTTATATAAATTATGGAAGAAAAATAAATTTACAAATATTTATGATTTTTTATTATATATTCATGATAATTATTTTTATTTAGTACCATTATTAATAACAAAATTATCAAATATAATAAAAGAAAATTTATTTTTATATGGATATTATGTATATATAAATAACAATGTTAGTACTTATACGAATGATGAATCTATGAAAGAAATAGAAAATACATTACGCAATAAATCAGATAATGTTGTTTCTGATCGAAAAATAAAAAGATAATATATATCTAAATTATTAAATTAATAATTGAAAAAATATTAATTTAATAAATAAAAAAATAACAATATATAGATAAAATGGAATTAGTAAATCCAGAAATTGAAAAATTATTTTTTCAAGGAATACCAAATGATGAATTTGAATTTATCATTGATCAGAAACAAATGAACATGTCCAAGTTTATTACACTATTAAAATATATAGGTTATCAACATTCGAAAAACAAATTATCTACAATAAAAGATACAAGTTTAGATATAAATATGTCAGAAGGAAATAATTCGTATCGTATAACAGTACATAACAAAGATAATATTCAAACAATTATAAATAATCATTATCAAAAAAAGAATATTCATGTATTTCATTCATTATTACAGGAAGCGAAAAGTGGCATTGGTAACTATGAGATTATGAATAAAGTTAGAAAGGGTGTAATTGATCATAGTAAATATAGATGTAAAATTGCATCTGAAACAAAAGTATCACCAAATGAAATTGTATTAAAAGAAGAAGATCGTCATAATATCATATATAGATACAAACAACGTGCATCATTAATATTAGAAGAAAATGAATTTGGTAAAATTCAATTAGATGTTACTCAAGTACAACAAGCAACACAATTATCATCATTATTATCTAGTCCAATAAAATACGAAGCTGAATTAGAATTTTTTGTTACGAAAAAAATTACAGAAAAAGCTAAAAATGTATTATTAAAAATAATGAAACATTTAAAAAGTATTTTGGGTACATTACAAGGATCTGAAACAATTATTACACAAGCAGAAGAAACTATGATTATTGATGAATATAAAAAGTTAGTATATAATGATAAAATTAATGTTCATCAGGATTTAAATGGTATGAATTCAGTATCATTAGAATTATTACCATTTTTAGATACATTACCTAATCAGTATACAGTAACGGATAAAGCAGATGGAGAGCGTCATTTTTTATTTTTTGTAAAAGATGGTGCATATTTAATTAATAATAACTTGGGAGTACGAAAGATAGCAATGAAGAATTCTGAAAATTATAATAATACAATATTGGATGGTGAAATAATTCAATTAAGTACGAAACAAATATTTTTAGCATTTGATATTTTATTCGATAGAGGTCAAGATATTCGAATTGAACCAAATTTAGAGACTAGGTATTTACGATTAAAAGGTGTAATTGAAAATATAACAACTACAACATATTCGTGGATTAAACTAGAAAAACCTGAAAATTTTTCAATTGAAAATCAAGTAAAATATCATGAAAATAATATGGATTTACATAATAATTTATTAAATAAATATGTTAAAGATGATAGTGTATATGTATTATTTTTAAAGTATTTTATATTTCCAACAGGTGGTAATAAATCTGAAATATATGCGTATGCAAATGCGATGTGGAATAAATATACAAATGTATATAAATTACCATATACGTTAGATGGATTAATTTTCACACCATTAAAACAAAAATATGTAAGAAATGTAAATGAGATTCAATATCAAATATTAAAATGGAAACCAAAAGAAAAAAATTCAATAGATTTATATATTGAATACGTACGAGATTATAGAACAAAAGAGATTACAACAGTATTTGATAATTCAACAATTGCAACAGACAATAGTGAATTTGATGATACGGCAGATGAACAAAATACAGTATATCAAATTGCAAATTTATATGTTGGTCGTAAAAATTTTGCAACAAATATAGAAATTCCTGTATTATTTAAGCAGGATCAAGGATTACATCAAGCACATTTATATGTAAAGGACGGCAATGTGAGAGATATAGATGGTAATATTATTCAAGATAAAACGGTAGTTGAATTCACATATGATATGATAGAAAATAGGGATCCTAAGAAAAGATGGATACCATTGAGAACACGTTATGATAAAACAGAGATTATGCAAAAATACAAACAAAAATATGGTAATAATGAACATATTGCTGATCGTATTTGGCAGAGTATGAATTTTTTAATAGATATAAATGATTTTGTTATATTAGGTAATCCTAAATTGTATACAGAGCATATAAATTTATTACGTAGTAAATTATCAGCAAAAGATATTGCAAAGTATAGAGCATCGGATGCATATTATCAAAAGAAAACAAATCTTGCACAAGAGCAGCGATTTTTTCATAATTTTGTTAAATCTACATATATATATAATTATTGTGGTATTAATGTCAATTATGAAAATGTTGGTAAAAATAGAGATTTACGATCAACAACTGACAGAAAATTGGATATATTTGATATTGGTATTGGTCGAGGAGGCGATTTGAATAAATATTACCATAGTAGATGTAAAACTATTACAGGAATTGATCCAGATTTTAATAATTTATTTTCAGCAGGAAGTGATAGTTTAATTGGTAGATTAAACAACTTAAAAAGGACAACACCTCATTTTCCACCTACGGATATTGCACAAGCTAATTTTGGCATATCTTTATTTGATGTTGAAAAACAAAGTAATGGATTATTAAATATGACAGAAGAGAACAAGAAAGTAATACGTAAAATTACGAATAGAACATATGATGTATTTTCTGCGATGTTTAGTTTTCATTACTTATTTTCAGATGATGCATCAGTAAATAATATGTTAGAAAATTTTAAATTATTAAAAAAGGATGGTTATTTTTTAACATGTTTGTTTGATGGAAAAATAGTAAACAATATGTTTAAAGAAAACGAAGCTAATAAAATAGAAGGATATTATACAACTGAAACAGGGGATAAAGAATTATTATTTTCAGTTAAAGCATTATATGATATTAAGCAAAAAGATTTAAATAAAAATGGATTAGGTATATCCGTATATAATTCAACATTTATGGATATTGGTACAGAACAAATTGAGTATTTAGTAACACCTGAACATTTAATAAATACAATGAAAAAAGCAGGATTAGAATTAGTAGAAACAGAAACATTTCAAAACTTATTTGCAGTATCGAAAGATTTTATTTCTCATGCAAGTCAGTATGATGCGACAAAAGACACAAAAAGTTTCTTAACAAAAGTACAAAAATATTATGATATGAATTTATCGATAAACAAAGCTGCATTTGAAATGACTCGTTTAAATAGATTTTATGTTTTTAGAAAAACAAATTAATTTAGTTATAAAAATTTGTAATTAAATTAAATAGAAATATTTAATTACAAATATGAAGAGGCCACCTTCATATTCTGAAGGTTATATACATGAATTAGATAGACCATTAATAACTGATAATTATAGTATAAATAAATATAAACCATCAGAAGAAAATCAAAAAATAGAAATAGTTGTTTCAACTCCTGTTACTTATAATTATTATGAATTAGTAATAAATAAGTTAATTTCAATGACAATTCATTTATTACTAATTGCAGGATTTGAAATTATATTTTTTAATTTTTATATACTTTCATATGAAAATAATTATATAATATATATTATTAATCAAATAACATATCCAATAACAAATGTATGTTCTAGTATGAATAATTCAACAAAAATAATAGTAGATAATTATATTAATGAAATATTTAATGAAACATTCGTAAATAATAATGCAATTCAAGGATATTCAAATAGAATATATATAAATAATTTAATTATAAATAAATCATATTATTTTTTAGTAGGTATAGTAATATTTTTAATTGGAATATTTACTAGTAACTTTTTTTATTTTAAACAACGTATAAATTATATTATAATTTTTATTGATAATATAATAATGATTTTAATATTAGGTATATATGAATATATATTTTTTACAAATATTGTTTTTAAATATCAAATGATTTCATCAAGTGAATTAATTCAAAAATTAATGCAAAATATATTATTAAAATGTTAATTTATAAATAAAAATTGAATTATAAATAAAATAGATAAGAATTATATAATACTAGTAATATAGGAAAGAATGAAAGTATTTCTTTTACCAAAAATATCCACAGATGTATCAATTAATACTATAAATTCTACTGATTTAAATTCAAATCCATTAATTTCAACAGGTTATAATTATTATATAACACAAACAAAAGATAAATATATTCAATTAGTATTATCATCTGAAAATGTAAATAAGCGATTTTTCTACATTATTGAAAATTTAACAAGAGATATTCCTAACTATGACAAAAATATTGATGTTGTTACAAATAAATATTTTAATGAAAAAGTGTCAGATAATTTCTTACAAATATGGGAGATATTATTAAATTTTCAATTGGTAACAAGTAAAGTTAGTACAAATTCAGAAGTTGCTGAATCTGTATTTGAGCATATGAAAAAATATACAAATATTACGATAGGTAAAAATACGAAATATACTCATATGTTTTTAATTAATGATATTATATTAACAACGAGTGAAACAGAAATTAGTAAAAAAATTACAAAGTTTATAAGTAATATTAATAAATTAGATAAAAATGGATCGTTAATTATTAAAATAAAAGATTTTATTACAATGCCATCGTTACAATTGTTATATATGTTATCATATTTATTTGAAAATGTATATATGTATCAACCTGATTTTTCATATATTTCACATGGTGAAAAATACATTGTATGTACAAATTTTACAGGTAAACAATTAAAATATAATACAGAAAATAGTTTTCTATTATTAGATACTACAATACCGTCAGAATATATATTTACATTAAATATTATTAATAGAATATTAATGCAAGAAGAATATATTATGTTGAATATTATGCGTACTTATATTGAGAGTCAAAATTACAATGGGGAGGAATATCATAAATATTTAGGAAAACAAAAAGTTAATTCAGATAAATGGATTGCAAATCATTTGATGGTATCATCAAAAGATTATGATGAATTAAAAAAGATTAAAGAAAAAGAATTAAGTACTGCATTAGAAAATTATAGAAATATGATTGAAGAAAGAAGTAAAATGTATTTATAGTTAATTTAGTAATTCTAATAAATCTGAGTTTTTCATGATATATTTTTGATTATTTTCTTTAATTATGTTTGGATATCCATCGTGAATAAATTGTTTTTTTATCTTAAGACTCTTCTCATCGATAAAATAATTTGGTACAACTATTTGCTTGGCTTTTTTATTTAATAATGCAGCACAAATAGATAATGTACTATCAGATATAATTAATCTTTTTATTTTTGTCAATAAATAAAAAGTTTCAATATAGTTAATATCAAGATATATAGTATTATCAGGTAAATTTTTTAATAATTTTTTTGCAATATGTATTGAATCAGAAAATACATAAACTGAACCACTTTGTTCAGATAACATTCTATGACAATGATATTCATAATATTCTGGTTTCATAATAACATAAATTGGTTTTGTTTTTTGAATGTTAATTTTTATTTTATCACCTAATCTATAATGAATAGCAATACCTTTATTTATATTAATTTTATATTTAGTAATTATATTTTTATAAATAGGATTGATAGTTAAATATGAATATATATTTAACTTATCTTGTAATTGTATTAAATTGGTATCAGTTAACCATTTATTACCATCATTAATGTCAATTTCTTTATAGGGTAAAGAACCTTTTTTAATTATATCATATTCTTTCCATGATATAAATTCTAACAATTTTAATTTCTTTAATTTAGGAAATATTTTATCAAAATTTTCTTCTGAAGTGCGTCTATCATGATGTGATGGTGTTTGTACAATATATAATTTTTCTGCTTTATTAATTATAGAATAATTTAGTAAATACAAAAACATAAATAATTTGTTTCCAAATCCCCATTTAATAGTAGATAATATATACATTATTATATAATAATAAATA